GAGGATACAAAGTTACACCAGTGATGATCTTTGTAGCGTCAAGTTTGTCCTTCATTGCCCATGGCATAAAGCGTACATCTTTAGATGTGTCTAGATTTGGCAATGCTTTTAAAAAGCTTGATGCATAGCGGCTGGAATAAGGCAAGCTAACTACATAGCTAGCATCGCCATCCTTAAAATGCAACTGCCACTGCGTGCCATAGTCATTGGTGCGCGTTGTAATGTTCTCTAGCTTTGCAGTGAGATACTTGAATCTCTCTTCAAAGACTAGCTTGCCGGTTTTTGTTAAGCGCTCCGTTGTGCGCTCGTTTGCTTGTTTGTGTTGGCGTACTAAGTTGCCGTCCGCAACACTGAGGTAAGTTGTGTTAACACCTCCTAAATTTGATAATGCCATAAAATAAAATGTAGTTTGTTTTAGACTACAAGAGCAAATATAGTATTTTATTTTAAATAAAAAAGTTTTTTTTTAAATTTATTTTAAGTATGTTTGCAGCATAACCTTAAAATTATTATATGACACCAAAAGAAAAAGCATTAGAATTATGGGAAAAGTATTTCCGATTAAATTATGATTGGGACGGAGGTACAAAAGATGAATGGGCAAAAGAAGGTGCATTAATAGCAGTAGATGAAATATTAAAAGAATATGCACACGCAGAAAATTATATTGAAGATATTATGGGTAAAATAAGCATCTACATAAAGTATTGGCAAGAAGTAAAACAAGAAATAGAACAATTATAAACAAAAACAAAATTATGAAAAAAGAAACAAGAGGCCGTAAGCCACTACCCGAAAGAGAAAAAAAGAAACCATTATACATAATGGTGCAGTCAAAATTTATTAAAGAGGTAAAACCAAAACTAAAAGAAATTGAGAGAGAGTATTCTGCAAAGTAAAGTCATCCGACATTTTGAATTGCTCGGCTGGTATGTTGTAAAGATCATCCAGTGCAATAAAAATGGCATGCCCGATCTTATGTTACTAAAAGATGGCAAGACTTTCTTTATAGAATGCAAGGCCGAGAAAGGCAGACTCAGTGAGTTGCAAAAGTATCGCCATGAGCAATTACAAGAATTAGGATTTGAAGTTAGAACAATTTATAAAATGCAAGAAATTAACCAATGATTAAAGCTGCCAACTATTACACAAAGCAAGGATTTTCCGTTATACCAATCGGGGAAAATAAGCGTGCCGTTTTTCCTTGGACGGAGTTTCAGTCGCACATCATGGATGATGCAACAATACAACACCAGTTTACAAATGATCGTTGCAAGAATATTGCGATCATAGGTGGTGGCGTATCTGGCGGACTTGAGATCATAGATGTGGATCTTAAGTATGATGTGAGCGGCAACCTTTGGCAAAGACTACAAGATGCGCTGGCCGATCTTATGCCGCTACTTTATGTAGTGCGCACAAAGTCGGGCGGTTATCATTTGTACTACCGATGCGAAGAGGTGCAAGGCAATCAAAAGCTTGCCATGCGTAACGCCACAAAAGATGAACTAAAAGAAACGCCACACGCAAAAGAGATTGTATTAATTGAGACGCGCGGTGAAGGTGGCTATGTATTAGCGCCGCCATCCGAAGGCTACACAAAAGAGAAAGACTTTGTCATCAATGTCATCACACTTGAGCAAAGAGATTCCATCTTATCTATTTGCAGATCATTCAATGAAGTTGTCAAAGAGGTGCGCACGCAAGTTGTCGCTGACTCGGACACTTACCAGACTACGCCGTGGGATGACTACAATAGCAAATGCGATGTGGTGGCACTACTTGAGGCGCATGGCTGGACTTACATAGAGTCAAGAGGTGAGCGTGACTTTCTTAAAAGGCCCGGCAAGACTGACTCGCACATCTCTGCCGACTATCACAAAGGCCTTGGACTATTTAAAGTATTTAGCACAAGCACAGAGTTTGACACCGGCAAAGGTTACAAGCCATTTGCGATCTATGCAACCTTAGAGCATAATGGTAACTTTAGCGAAGCTGCCAAGCAACTGGTGAAAGATGGCTATGGTGAGCAACGAAATAGGATCGGTGGCAATATTAAAAAAGACTTTGTCAATAAAAAAGATGAAGGCATTGACAACGAAAACATCGCAGCTTTCTTATCACAAAAGCATAAGCTGGACATCAAGCAAGCTAAAAAGCTAGTGCAAGACATGGACTCGGATAATGACACGCAGCTTTTAACATTCTGGTCAGTTACAAAAGGCCAGATCACAATTGACAGATACAAACTGATCAGTCTTTTATCTACCGAAGGTGGCTTTTATCTTTACTACTATGATAAAAAGCTAAACTATCAACTTGTGCGCGTAGTAGATAACTTTGTAAGTGAGACAAACATTGAGCAGATCAAAAAGTATTTGATCAATTACATTGACACTATCCCTTATGATAACTTTGACGGCATCAATAAGATGCGACTGCGTGAAGTGATCTACAAAGGTGCAGATGCTTATTTCAATAAAGCACTCTTTGAGTTTATGCCTAACATAGAGTTAAAGTTTCTTAAGCATACTAAAGACTCAGCGTATTATCCATTCCTTAATGGCGTGGTGCATGTCACAAAAGAAAAAAAGGAATTGCTAAAGTATGGCGCGATCAATATGCATGTGTGGCGCGATCAAGTGATCCAGTACAAGATTGACATTGATCATGACATTGACTATGAGAATGTGCAGTACACTAAATTTATAAACAAGATTAGCAATTCGGACAAAGAGCGTGAAGCTTATGCAATTAGTTTGATCGGTTATCTTTTGCACACTTACAAAGATCCTACCAAATCTTATGCAGTGATCCTAGCAGAAGAGACAGAAGATGAAACAGAAGGCGGTGGCGCTGGTAAAGGTTTATTTTTTAAGGCTATTGGAAAGCTGATCAATCTAGTCTCTATTGATGGTAAGAACTTTAAACTTGACAAGTCCTTTGCATTCCAGAGAGTTGAGTTAAGCACGCAGTTGATAGTCATTGAGGATTGCCGTAAGAATGTGGACTTTGAAGGTTTCTACTCTAAGATTACAGAAGGTGTGACCATAGAGAAAAAAAACAAAGACGAGGTTTATATATCCTACGAGGACTCACCGAAGTTTGGATTTACTACCAACTACACGATCAACTACTCTGGTGGTCATGGCAAGCGCCGCGTTAAGGTGATTGAGTTTAGCAGTTTCTTTAACCATAAGAACACACCGCTTGATTTCTTTGGTGGTAAAGCTTTGTTTAATGACTGGGATCATGATGAGTGGAATCGCTTTTACAATTACATGATTGAGTGCGTCCAGATATATCTTGAGGCCGGCATCCCAGCACTGGACAATAGTGACACGATCATTCGTAAGAATGTCAAGCTTAACTTTGGCGAGGATTTCTTAGACTACTATGATAGCTTAGAAGGTGACAAATGGATGGAGTTCGGCATTGAGTACATATCATTTTTAAATACGAACGATCTTGACAAGAAAGACTACACCCAATTAAGATTTAAAAAAGGCATACAAGTTGCCAGTGATCTGTTTGGATATTCTATTGAAACAAGACGAAACCGACAAAATAATAACAAACATGAGTTTAAAATCTTATCTAAGTCCGATAGCTGCATTTGAAAAATGGCTAAAGGATAACCCAGAAGGTGGCATTTTTGAGTGGCATGGACAAAAAGTTAAGGTGCAAAAGCGTCAAAATTGTGCAAAAACGATCAAAAATGTGCATGTTGCACAATTTTCGCACAATTTTGAAACTACTTAAATCATTGATTTATAACTAAATACAACATTTGTACTCGGTGTACTCTATTTTTTTGATTTTCTAGGGGGGGGGGTAAAAATAAAAAAAAAGAGTATAGGAATAAAAAAACACGCAAAAACCGAGTACATTGAGTACATTTGTGTAAATAATGAAAGATTGCTATAAACATATTGAAAGCATCTACCGCTCACCACAGATTAATCAACTGATCAAAAGTGTGCGTCCAGAGTCATTGCAAGACGATTTAAGGCAAGAAATGGCTTTAGCCTTGCTCGGCATTGATTGTGATAAAATAAACGAAATTTGGGCCTCTAATGGCCTTTTAGGATTTTCTATTAAGATTATCACTAATATGGCCTTTAGCAGCACAAGCCAATTTTATAAGAAGTTTAGGAAAAATGAATATGAGAAAGCGATCATGTACCTAAAAAGCCAGTTAAAGTTACCAGAATTAAATCCTACCTTTGCTAAGATAGCAAATCAAAGATTGATTGACAAGTATGGTGAAGATGAGATGCAAGCACACGAGGCAATACTATTTAATAAATATGTTGAATTTAGATCATGTAAAAAGGTAGCTGAGTTTTATAACATACCAGAGAAACATGTCAAAGATATTATTCGTAAAACAAAACTTGAACTTAAAACATTATGCTTACAATCATTCTAGCGGCTTTCTTTTTTGCGTATTATTTCGTGAATGTGGCCAAAATAGTTTATGTTATAAAAAAAGTATGGCAAATCCCTTTTGAAAAAAGGATCAAGCCTTTTGACTGCGTGACATGCTTAAGCGTTTGGACGGCAGTGCTTTTATATTTCATGCCGATTGAATATTCACAATTTATTTGTATTATCTTTGGTGCTGGATTCATTGGACAAAAAATCAAATAACATGCAACCAGTACTCTTGCCGATCCTTTGTCACAATAGTGATACAATCTTATTTAGTGAATTAGGTGTTGAATATAAATTCAGCGATCTAGAAGAGGTTGAGTTTTTATTTTTTAACATTGACTATGCTTGTGGCAATTTCAAGCAAGGCAAAGAGTACACAGAGATTGTTTGTGATGGTGATGCTTATGTTGTGAATTTAACTTTTGATCAATTTAAACAATTATTTATATCATGGCAAAAGTAAGCAATGACTCACGCAAGGTCACATTTGGCAAACGCAAAATAGGATCAGCAAAAAAAAGCTACAACAAGCATTCACCCAAACCTAAGAAATATCGTGGACAAGGACGCTAAGATCATACAAGTGCTTGGCATCACACAAAAGCTAAGCGGTTGTGGATGGCATAGAGTCATGCTGCCTTTGGCATTTATGCCGGACTCTTACAACCATGTGTGCAATGTACCTACAAAAGAGATCCTTGAAGAGAGGCAGTTTGATATTTTGTTATACAATAGATTCAGTCAATTTGATATTGATTGGGATGAAACAAAGCAGCACTTTAAAGTAGTAATGGATTTAGATGATGACTGGGAATTACCATACAATCATCCTTTGTATCATGGATATGAGGCACACAAAAAGAGGATCATTAACAACATCTTTAATGCTGATCTTGTGACATGCACAAATAATAGGATCGCTGACAAGGTAAGAAAGTACAATAAGAATGTCATAGTACTGCCTAATTGCATACCTTATGGTGAGCATCAATACAATGCTGACAAATACGAAAGCGACAAGACTCGTATTTTTTGGGCCGGCGGATCTACACACTTAGAGGACATCAAATTGCTAGCAAATCCTTTTAAAAGACTCACTGCATTAAAAGACATTGAGATGGTACTTGGCGGATATACTGATACAGATCCAGTGAGCAAAGCATACTGGGATAAGGTACACTCAATGTTTACGAATGGCGGAAAGTTAGCTAATAGAAAACTTGCAAGCGAACTGCCAAGCAATTACATGGAGCATTTTAAACATGCAGACATTATGGTTGTGCCTTTGCAAGAGTCACCATGGCATGCGAGCAAAAGCAATTTAAAGCTACTTGAGGCAGCAGCTAAAAGATTGGCAGTGATAGTGAGTGATGTTGAGCCATACAACCTAGACAAAGATGCACCAGTGCTATGGGTTAAGAATCAAGCAGACTGGTTTAAGCATTTATCATATTTAGTAAACAATCCAGATCAAAGAATCAAGATGGGCAATGATCTTTTTGAATGGGCAAAAAACAAATACAATCATGAGCGAATTAATGAAGCTAGAAGATCAGCATTTGCAGACCTTGTTAAAGCATAAGCATTTTTATGATCTATTCAAGACAACTGGCGAACTTGTAGGATTTACAAATGAGATCCAAAATGAACTGCTAGAAGTCATGCGCATAAAAGATCCATACTTTGCATATAATGGCAGATGTGGTGCATGCGTGGGATCATTTTTAGTTAACGTATATAAAACATTCAATGAGTACATTCATTCATAAGACGGCCATAGTAGGGCCAAATGTCACACTAGGTGACAATGTTTACATCGGGCCATATTGTGTGATCGGTGAGCCAGCAGAGCATAAGCTATTCTGGAATGCGCCAATAGGCGAAGTTGTGATCGGTGATGATTGCGTGATCACTGGTCATGTGACTATTGATGCCGGCACAACTGACAAGACAATAATAGGTGCTGGTGTCTGGATGCTTAAGCATTCACATGTAGGTCATGACTGCGTGATAGGTAACAATGTGACGATCAGTTGCGGTGCAAAGATTGGTGGCCATACGATTGTCGGTGATAGCTGCAACATTGGACTTAATGCAGTGATCCATCAAAAGCAGATCATAGCTAAAGGATGCATGATTGGCATGGGTGCCGTGGTGACAAGAAAGCTACACACTACACATTCAACAAAGTATGCTGGCAATCCAGCAAAGGAAATAGGCAAAAATATATTCTAATGAGAGTACTAATAGCTGGCTTGATATATGGCAAAAGACCTAGATCAGTCATTATAGATAATTGCACAAAGACTGGCTATTATGCTGAAACTATCTTAATTGATGTTGAAGGCATTGCCAATGCAATGAATGAAGCTATTGACATTGCTGGCGTTGATGGCTATGATGCAATTGCTTATCTAGCAAATGACATCATTGAGCCAGAGAACTGGCTTGCTAAAAAAGTAGAGGCTTTGCAGACTTACCCAGATGCCGGCATTGTGGCAAGCAGCTTGGACAGAGAAAGGCGTGGCATAAAGAGTCAGCATATCATAAGCAACTGGCTACTTAGTATGAAGGTAGTTGATAAGATCGGCATCTTTAATGAGTCCATGTTTCCTTATGGGCCTATTGATCTGGACTATTGTGAGAGGGCCAACATAGCTGGATTTAATACCTACTATGTGATGGACTGCTTGGCAGAGCATATAGGCGGACACGCAAGCGGTGACGAGTATGGGTATAACAAGACCGAACTATTACAAAAGAACTGGGCCAAGCATGAAGCTGACATAAGAGGCTATCGCGATGGCACTAAAAATATAAAACTATGGAAATAAGAGAAAGCGTGACTAGAAAGTTTAAGGACATAGATGAAGAGAAATTGATGGAGTTGGCCTTTGCATATTGCGACAATTGCATGGAGGGCCAAAAGCAAGTGGCAACTGGATCGGGCAAGATTGTCGAGATTAGAGATCGCTTTGTGCCAACGATTGACTATTTCTTAGATCATTGGTTAAGAAAGCATGACTTTGAATTTTACACAAGAATGGGCCTTTGGAAAATTAGACAAGATCCTACGCATCCTTATCATGAGGTGGCTAATAGGATTGTATTTATGTTTAAGTCATTGGCTATTGATATTGTAGCAAATGAAGGCAAGGCAATTTTCTATGCTAAGAATGCACTCGGCATGACTGATCGCGCAACTACTGAAAATACAAACATAGAAACAATCACAATCAAGTATGAATCTTGATATAAAACTACCTAAGCCACACCCAGCACAAAAGCAAGTGCTTGACTCGGAGGCTCGTTTTAGAGTGATGATGTGTGGTAGAAGGTTTGGCAAGTCATTGATCAGTCAAAACATATCTATTGAGACCGGATTGAAGAGACAACATGTTGCATACATCACGCCAACCTATCAGCTTGGCAAGATGTTTTTTAAAGAGATTTGCAAGATATTACCAGACAAGGTTTATAAAAAGAATGAGACTGATTTGCTTATTGACTTTGTCACTGGCGGATCAGTTCGCTTTTATACTGGTGAGAGATTGGATGCAATGCGTGGTACTAAGTATCATCTAGTGATCATAGATGAGGCATCCTACATTCCAAATCTAGAGGATGGTTGGAATAATTCAATAAGACCTACGCTTACTGACTACAAAGGCAAGGCTATATTTTTAAGCACGCCAAGAGGCAAGAATTACTTTTATAGCATGTTTATGCGTGGCGGTGAGCCTAATTGGGAATCGTTTAAATTTACTACCTATGACAATCCACACATTGATCCCACTGAGATTGACGCAGCAGCAGCACAACTACCAGCAGTGGTATTCAAGCAAGAGTACATGGCCGATCCTATGGAAAATGCAGCCAACCCTTTTGGCAGTGATTTTATATACGCTTGCACCAGAGAAACAAAAGGCATAGCTGCTTATTACGGCATTGACTTAGCCAAGTCTGTTGACTGGTCAGTGATCATAGGCATGGACAAGCAAGGCAATGTGGTACACTTTGAGCGCTTTCAAAAAGACTGGATGCAGACTAAAGAGACAATCTTAAGATTGCCAAAGAATCTGCCGATCGTAATTGATAGCACTGGTGTGGGTGATGCCATAGTTGAAGAGTTACAAAAGAAGTTCACACAAATGCACGGCTTTAAATTCACGGCTACAAGCAAGCAGCAATTGCTTGAGTCATTAAGCAGCGCCATTCAAACTAAGTCGATCAGCTATCCAGATGGCCCGATCAAACAAGAGTTGGAGGTATTTGAGTACACATTCACACCAACTGGTGTGCGTTACTCTGCACCGCAAGGCTTTCATGATGACTGCGTGATTGCTTTGGCCCTAGCAAACAAATGCCGTATTGATCATAAACAAGTGGGCAAGTACCATGTCATCTAATAAATATATTTAATAAAGTATGAAGTTAACTATTGACAAATTCCAAAAGCTGCAAAGCATAGCAACACTTGAGACAGATGAATTTTTAAAGGCAACTAGGCTAGTGCAAGTATTGCTTGATAAAAGCGAGGCAGAGATTGACGCTATGCCAATAAAGAAATTTGCAGTTTTATGTCAAAAGCTACATAAGGCATTTGATGTAAAAGTAAACGAGGCAACCATGGCAAAGCCTAAGCAGATCATATATTGCAATAACAAGTTGTATCATTTAAACTTTGACATAAAGCCTCCTTTTAATACTGGGCGATATATTGAAGTCTTGACATTTAGCAAAGATGATCCTATTATGAACATGCACAATATTCTTGCTAGCATTTGTACACCTATGAAATGGAGTTGGCTCAAGTTTAATTTTGTCAAGCAAAAGTACGATGTGTCAAAGCATGAGGAATATGCAAACGATATGAGACAAGCAAACTTTAAGCACGGATATTTCGCAATGGTTTTTTTTTATCATGTCTTAAAAGTTTCAACGGACAATACGATGGATTGTTTGACGGCGCAGATGAATTTGAGGAAACTAGACAAAAAAAGAGTGCAACAATTGAGGAAAATTTTGCAAGCAATTGGGGGTGGGTATTCAATGCAAAGCAAGTAAGTGAGTTTGAGGCAATACCTTTAGATCAAGTTTATGACTTATCAGTTATTCAATTTCTTAATGATTTGTCTTATTTAAAAAGTAAAAAGCAACTAGATGAGCATCAATATAAACAAAGCACAAGCGGACTTTCTTAGGGAAGGTGGCGATTTTGGTGGCACTGACATCATAGAGTTTGGTGTGGTAAATGGCGTGCTTGAGCAATATGGTGAGGAATTTCTAAAAAATATTAGCTATTTTGCCAACAATAAAGGCGTTGTCGGTAGCGGTGATTTGCTTAGTAATATGATCCCAGAAATCATTGAGCAAAATGGTGCAACTATCTTTAGACTAAGGATGCTTGACTATTATGACTATCCCAATGAGGGGGTAAAAGGTGTTGATAGTTCAACAAATGCACCTAAGTCACCATATCAATACAAAAACTATGGCATGCCAGCAAGCGGCCGAGCATCGCTAAAAAAATACATACAGAGTGGAAAGGCGAAGATTACAAGTGTGATGAATGACAAGGCATTAGGTAAAGGCGGTGAAAGAATAGGCGTAAGCTTTAGCAAAAAAGGATCTTTAATTGATAGGCAAGTTGAGACTTTATCTTACTTAATTAAAAAGTTTGGTATAAAGACAACTAACTATTTCACGGATGCCTTTAACAAAACCTTTGAGAATTTTGAGGTCAAGATGGCTGAGGCAGTTGAATCGGACATTGTGATCACATTTGAGAGAATTAATTTGAATAAAAGTAATAAATAATGGCAATAACAAACTTAGGTTATCCAAGTGGCAGTCCATCGGTGCAAGACACTCTTTGGCATATCTTTGACTCAAACATAACAAGCGCAGACTTGAAATATGTTGTTGATCTTTATGTTGGCGGTGTGCAGCAAGTAAGAGTTAAGCTTTACCCAGAGCCAGTGACCGGCATAGGTTATTTTGATGCTGGGCCTATTGTGCGTAACACAATGACTTACCAGTGGCTAACACCTAACACAAACGTATTGATGTGCGAGCCAAATGTAAGCGGAGAAATAGCACAGACTTATCAATATAGGATCGGTGAGGAATATAGCGGAGTGACTTATTTAAACTTAGCAAGTGGCAACGTAACTGCCTACAATTTTGTGGCTCCTACATTTGAGCGCAAGGTGGCAGATTTAAGCGCATACAATGGCAAAGCATTAAGCAATAGACCAAACGAAATAAACGCAGCACTAGGTGACAATATCTACATAGGTGCGAAGGATGTGAGCGGATTTGTTGTGTCAACTTATAATTTTAGCAATGTAAAGATTGCAGATACTACTTATTCGCTTGGAGGCACTAAGGCATTTGCCCAGCTTAATGTAGGATCGCCGGCATTAAACAACCCAAGTGCCGTGATCACATCATCTGTTAAATACTACACGATCACTCTAGGCACTAGCACATATAGAGTCAATATGGAGTGCAATCCTAAATATACTAGCTACAACCTACATTTTATGAATCATCTAGGCATGTTCGACACTGCCAAGTTTGATCTAGCATCTAGGCTAACAATGGATGTACAAAGAAAGTCTTATGAAAAAAGAGACTACACTTTTGGCGCGTCATCTGTTACTTATTATGATGCCAATAAAAAGTATGTTGATAGCAAGGTGAACTATCTAAATAAAAAGGATCATGCCTATAAGCTTACAATGAATGCACCGACAGATAGTCAATTTGAATGGCTTGCAGAGTTAATTGACTCGCCTCAAGTTTACTTTGAGATGGATGGTTATTTTTATCCAGTAAGCATTAAGAATACAAATTTTGAATATAGCAAATATGTCAACAATAGATTAAGAGTTTTTGAGGTAGAGATTGACATTAATCAAACACGCTTTAGCCAATTAAGATAACATGACTAGAATATTTATTGAAGGATATGAACTTGATTTGACGCAAGGCTTAAGCAACCAGATTACTTATGCCATTGATGATCTACAAAACTTAGATAGCAAAAGCACCAGCTTTACAAAAACAATAATATTGCCCGGCACTGCTAATAATAATAAATTGCTAGGCAATATCTTTGATTTTAACAATGCTAATTTTGACAATCCTCTTGATCCGAATGTGCTTGCAAATTTTAACGCAGCACGTAATGCATCGGCAAGAATAGAGATTGACGGATTGCAGATCATGAAAGGTATTTTGCGCTTACTTGAGATCGTACATGTTGACGGAGCAATTGAATATGAGTGCGCATTATTTGGTGAATTAGGCGGATTTATAAATGCACTTGGCAATAAAAGACTTGAGGACTTAGACTTTAGCGCTTACAATCACACATACTCTTATGCAAATATTGTGTCAAGCTGGAATACAAGTGGCAGCACTAGCTATTGCTATCCTTTGATTGACTATGGCAATGTAAGTACTGACAAAGTAAATTTTCAATATAAGACATTTAAGCCAGCATTATTTGTGCGTGAATACCTAGATAAGATTTTTACTGGCAGTGGCTATACTTATGAATGCGATTTGTTTAATACTAATGATTTTAGAAAACTAATTGTGCCTAACAATTCAAAGCAATTAACTAAAGAGACTAATAATGTGCTTGCTTTGTCAAAGGCAATAGTTCAAGCAATGAATACTGGTGGCTCTCAAGACTTTGTAAGTTATGAGACTAAGGTAGGATCTTTATTCACTGCCAGTATTAGTGATACTTTATTTACTTATAATGGTACGCCTACGCTTACTACTAATTTAACAATTGAACTTTTTGGTGATTATACTTTAGCTAGAAGGCCATTAACAATAGCAGTTTTGAAAAATGGAGTTGCAATATCTGGATCAAGTCAAACTTATAATGGCACTGATTTGCTTTATTATAATAAATCTTTATCTGTTACCCTAGCAACAAATGATACTTTAAGAGTAAGGACAAGCTGCATACTTGATGATGGTGATGAGGTTAATGTGAGCGAAAGTACAATAAATGTAATAAACGATGTTGCAACAACTGCGCCTATTGAATTAGGTGATACAATGGTAATCAATAACACAATCCCAAAAGGTATATTTCAAAAAGACTTTGTGACATCCATCATGAAGATGTATAATTTGATGATCATTGAAGATAAATATAAGACAAATCATTTAGTGATTAAGCCTTATGTTGATTTTTACACTGGTACGATTGTTGATTGGAGTGACAAGTTAGATCATAGCAAAGCAATTAAGATCAAGCCAATGAGTGAGATCAATGCTAGATATTACAATTTTAAATATAAACAAGACAATGATTTTTACAATGAAGATTATCGCAAGAAATTTAATGAGGGATATGGTGATAGGGTGTACGATAATGGTCTTGAATTTGCTAAAGATACTGAGAGTGTTGAAATAATATTTGCGTCATCACCTTTGTTTGGCACAAGTACAACTGATAAAGTTTTTCCAGCTATTTATAAAAAATCCGACAATAATAGCAAAGAGGATCCTATGGATCATATCATGCGTATTATGCAAATAAATAAAATTACTGGTGTTACAAGTTGGAGCATTTTAAATGGAGCGACTAACTTAGGATCAAACACTGCGTATTTATTTTGTGGACATTTAAACAATCCAACAACGCCAAATATTGACATAAACTTTGGCGCACCACAACAATTGTTTTTTAACTTGACAAGTGGTGATTTAAGCTACAACTTATTTAATGTTTACTACTCGCCTTATATGGCAGAAATCACTGATAAAGATAGCCGTTTACTAACCGGCTTTTTTGATTTAACGGAATTAGACATTTTTAATATAGATTTTGCAAAGTATTATTTTATTGATGGCGGACTTTATAGACTTATAAAAGTGTACGATTATAGTCCAGAAAACAATGATACTACAAAAGTTGATTTGTTAAGAGTGATTGATGCAGTTGGTACTAATTTTGTACCATCAACTACAACTACTACAACTACTACAAGTACAACTACAACAACTACTACTTTAGCTACTTTTGAAGCATCTTATAGTATGGTAAGTGCTTATGATGTTTGTAATAATGTTTGTAATAACCCAGCAAGACCAGTAGAAATATTTACGATTAAAAATGGTGGTAATACATTTTGTACTGCTGAAACTTTAACAAGTCCTCTAATTTCAAATGGTACTATTAGTGGTACTTTTTGGATAAGTCAATGCACTGGTACAAGTAGAGAATTTATGGTAATTCTTGAAAGCGGTCAATTTGTGGCAGCATACAGATATTTAAATTGTCAAACTTGTCCGGCCGCAACAACTACTACCACTACAACAACAACTAGCACAACAACTACTACCACAACGGCAGCGCCTACAACAACTACTACCACAACGGCAGCGCCTACAACAACAACTACAAGTACAACTACAACTACTACAACTTATAGTCCAGATCCTTGTGCTTGCGTAATGGTTAACTTTAGTTCTGTTGGTGGCGAAGTAGCAACGTTTAATTGCTTTGGTCAAAACGAAAACTATGTTTATTCTACCGGAGGTATTAAATACCTTTGTGCTGCAATAATTGGCGGACTTTTACAAGCTGAAATTGTATCTGGAACTGGTACGATAGAGAATGTAGGAAATTGCAAGACTGGCACTTGTCCGCCTCCGCCTACAACAACTACTACTACAACGGCAGCGCCTACAACAACAACTACAAGTACTACGACAACTACTACAACGGCAGCGCCAACAACAACTACTAGTACAACAACAACTACTACTACACCTCCGCCTACAACTACTACTAGTACAACAACAACTACCACTACGCTTCCGCCTACAACAACTACTAGTACAACAACAACTACAACAACTTATGCTCCAATTGGATTAACTGCGACACCGGGTTGTAGCGGCGGTGCTGGCACTGGTACAATTACTGCTAATGGATTTAACGGAGGTAGTGAAAGTTTTGAGTATATTGCTATCAGTTCAACATCAAGTAGTGATGCGCTTAGTAGATTAGACAATTCAGCAACTAGAACATTTTTAGGAGGTGCTACTGAATTTACATATACTATGCTTGCAAATGCAACATATTATGTTGCGATTATGGATAATGTAGGTAATAAAGGGGTAAGCTCAGGATCGGTTGTAAATTGTGTTACTACAACTACTACAACAACAACTACAAGTACTACAACTACTACAACAACGGCTCCGCCTACAACAACAACTACAAGTACTACAACTACTACAACAACGGCTCCGCCTACAACTACAACAACAAGTACTACAACAACTACTACAACGCTAGGTTATGCTTTTGTTGATATTGCTAATGACACGGCTGGTACAAGTATTACTAATATTACAATAGGCGGAGTGCAAGTTGATGGTGCAGTATTTCCAATAGTTGCTGGTGATGGAGCATCTGCTACAACTACGCAAATTGGTGCATCTAGAACAATTGTAGTATCTTACACAAATGTAAGTGGTGACTCTGTCGAGGTAATTGATACTGCATCAAATCTTAATTGTGCAAGTGCAACGTCAACAAGTAGGTCATTTGCTGGACAAGTTGTAAACGATGGCGGCACATTAACGATTGCAATGTTTGACGGAACTTGCTAATAAAAAAAACAATATGATATATATTTGCACACAACCTAAGATAGTTTATTACGCATGGCATTTAGAAGTTATGCTCACCAACTTTAAGTCGGTGGGCATACCAGATAACAAGATACATGTTTTGTTATCTGTTAGTAAAGATCAAAACGATAAGACTAACTGGCCAGAGACAACTGCTATGTATGAAAGGTTAAAACAGAAATTTAACACAATAGCTTTTTTTGAGTACAAAGATACTCGCGTGATGCCTAATTACATACCTAGTGTGATCATGAATGCAGTCAAGCAACATTATCAAGCTTATCCTTATTTGCAAATGGAAAATGTCTTTTTGCATGACTGCGATATGATATTCACAAAGCCGGTAGATTTTAGTGATCTAGAGCAAGATGATAGCTGCTATGTTAGCGACTCAAAAAGCTTTATTTGGAGTGATTATATACTAGAGAAAGGTCAAGACCTTTATGAAGATATGTGCGACATTGTAGGCTTAGATTATAGCATACCAATAAAGCATAGATTGCATAGTGGCGGATCTCAATATATTTTTAAAAATACTGACTATAAATTTTGGCAAAAAGTTGAGAGCGATAGTGTGGCTTTATTTGATTATTTTCAAAAAAGCGAGCCATTAAGAGTGCAAAAGAATCCTAGCTATTACGGCATCCAGCAATTCACTGCTGGCATGTGGGGTATGCTTTGGAATTGCTGGTATCATGATCTTGATGTAAAAATAACGCCAAGACTAGATTTTTGCTGGGGTACTGATCCGATTGAGAAATGGAGCAAGTGCGAAATTTTCCACAATTCTGGGGTGACTTATGACATTGGTAAAAATCATAATATATTTTACAAAGGCGCTTACACAGACAAATTACCTTATGAAGATGTGATGAATACTGAGTACAATGAGACCTTTGGATCATTTAATTATACTAACCTAATAAGACAAGTTGCACAAAACACTTGTTTAAAATAATAAAGCATGGCAAGTAAAAACACAACAATTGCGGCCGAGATACAAATAAATACTAAGTATTCGGGTAAGACTTTAAAGGATTTAAGGACAGACTTAAAAGGTTTAAAAGATGATCTTGAAAATGCAGAGTTTGGATCTCAAGAGTTTAATAGACTAAATAAAGAGATTGATGAATTGCAAGGTCATTTAAACGGCACAACAAAAGCTGCTGCTGGATCTGTTAAGGAATTAAAAGAACTTAAAAAGCAACTTAAAGAAACTGCCGCCGGATCGGATGAATTTAAAAAGTTATCAGCACAAATTAGAGATGTTGAGGATGGTCTAGAAAATGCAAAAGCTGGTGCGAATGACTTTGCTGGTGCATTAGAGAATGCAGACGGCCCAGTTGGTATGCTAGGCAAAGGAATAAGACAACTAGAGATTGCGACATCTTCATGGGGTGCTGCTTTAAAAGCTAGTGGTATCGGATTGCTTGTTGCATTGGTAGCTGGTCTTGCTGCCGCATTTGCAAAGAATGAAGATGCAATGAAAAAACTTGAGCCTATTATCACTCAGTTTGGTAGAATCTTAAATGGCATTTTAGGAGCCATGCAGCCTATAATAGATGCTTTTATTGAGTTAGCAACTAAAGCAATGCCTTATGTCGCAGATGCATTTAGAGTGGCTTATTCTGCTTTAAGTTCATTCTTGCAAGGCATTGGCATGGTTGGATCGGCGGTTAAAAAGTTTATAAGTGGTGACTTTGCCGGTGCGTGGGATGATGCTAAAAAGTCTGTAACAGAATTTGGCACCAGATATGAACAAGCAAACAAAGGATTTATTGCTGGCGCTAAAGAGTTAACTGACACAGAGAAAGCAGAGCAAGCTAAAAGATTAGCTGATCAAAAAGCAGCAAATGAGAAAGCAGCAGCCGAAAGAAAGGCAGCAAAAGAAAAAAGAGACGCAGAAGAGAAAGCAAGACTTGAGAAAGCAAAAGCAGATGCTAAAGCCTATGAAGATTTTGACACTGCTTTACAACAAAGACTTATTGAACTTGATGACGAAAGAAAAGAAAAGGCAAAAAAACGCGCTGAGGAATTATTGGAGGCTCAAAAATTATTTGATAAATTTTACAATGATCAACTTGTAAAAATAAAAGAATTAGAGCAACAAAGAGAGGACACAACCTTTGCAACAAATATAGCAATTCAGCAAAGCTGGGCAAACTTAGGAACTAACATTGCCAACACTATTGGCAACCTTAGTGGCGCTTTAAAAGATGGTAGTGACTTAGCCAAGGCTTTTGGTATTGCTCAAGTTGCAATTTCTACTGCTGCATCAATAGGATCAATTTTACTAAGTGGCAAGCAACAACAAGCAGAATACAATAAAGCTATTGCAGCCGGTAATGCAACAATCGGAATAGGTATTGCAAATGCATTTATTCCGGGCATGCAAGGTCTAGCAGCCGGCCAGATATTATCTGGTAAAGCAGCAGTAGGATCAGCAATTGCTGGTAAAGCAATATCTAAAACAAACACGGCAGCACAAGTTATTGCAGCCGGTGTTGCTGGTGCTGCACAAATAGCAGCAATCTTAGCAAGCAAAAAATCAGTATCATCTGGTAGTGTTGGCGGTGGTGGTGATAGCAATAACAATGTATCAATATCACCATCTGCACCATTAATGCCAAGCGCGTCAACAACAACCTTAAATCAAGCACAAGTTAACCAAATGGGAAACATGGCTGCAAGAGCGTATGTTGTAGAAAGTGACATAAGCGGAAATCAAGAAAGAATCACAAGATTAAACAGAGCCGCTAGGATCAGCTAAAAGTACCTAAACGGCATTAAAAATATTTATTAAGTATGAACTTACCTATATACGAATTAAGAATACAAGAGGATCTACAAGATGATGCTGAGGTATCATTTATTGCTCTTGTAGATAAGCCAGCAATCCAGCGTGACTTTGTAGCGTTTAGTCAAGATTTTATTGATCCAAGCAAAGGCGAAAGACAAGATGAGTTTTTGCCTAGATGTATTAGCTATGTAATCAATGAAGGCAAAGATACTGAGCAAGCAGTTGCAATTTGCAATTCAATCTGGGATCAACACTTTGCAAGTGATAAGCCTAAATTAAATTTTGCAATACAAGATGAAGATAAGCATATCATATCTGGCCCGATCATGCTAGCAGATAAGCCAATATATCGCAACAATAAAAAGTTTGGCGAGCATTTTGTAACATTCCCAGCAGATACAATCAAAGACATTGCGATCAAGTTTAGCAAAAAAGGGTATCAAGACAAGGTTAATTTGATGCATGACAAGTCTATGACTTTAGATGGTTTGATTATGTTTGAATCATTCATAGTTGACAAAGAGCGTGGCATCCAGCCAATGAAAGGATTTGAAGATGCAAAAGATGGTAGCTGGTTTGGTAGTTTTTATGTTGAGAATGAGCAAGCATGGCAGCTTATTAAAGAGGGCAAAGTGAAAGGATTTTCAGTTGAGGGATTTTTTGAATATCCAATAGAAAAAAAGGAGCCAACCTATGCAGAACAAAAGCTTGCAGAGTTGGCGGAGTTATTAAAAGTACCTTTATCAATTAAATAATATATATAAAGTATGAAAGACGCACAAAACATTCTAGAGAAAGTATCTTTGTTTTTCGCTGAATTAGTGAACAATGAAGATATGCCAATGCCTAGCGGCGAGCCTAAAGCAGAAGTTAAAATGATGGAAGCCAAATTGAAAGACGGCACTATTGTTGAAGTTACTGAGTTAGCAGTTGGTGGCATTGTAACAATTGCTGGTGTACCAGCACCAGTAGGTGAGCATGAACTTGAAAGCGGTGATGTTATCGTTTTAGGCGATAATGGAGCGATCATGGAAATCAAACCAAAGAAAGAAGATGAAGTATCAGTAGAAGTTGAAGTACCAGAAGTTGAAGATATGAGCGCAAAATTTGCTGCTTTTGAATCTGCAACAAATGAAAAATTCAGCGCATACGAAAACAAGTTTGCACAATATGAGGCTAAATTAGGCCAAGCAAACAAAGTGATTGAAGGTTTAATGCAGATCAGCAAGATGTTGGTTGAAGCGCCTCAGTCAGCACCGGACGCTGGTGTAAAAACAAGCAACAACTTTGCAGAAGCTAAAACAGACGCAAAAGCAGAGTTTAATAAATTTTCTAAATCAATTTGTTCATAACTAAAAATTAAATAAAATGGCATTAGCATTTTCAAACATTGCAGCATATACTAAACAAGAGATTGCTCCATTGTTAACAGAAGCAGTTTTCTCTGCAAAGACTCAGTCTTACATCAAGGCTGGTGGTATCTTATTACCTAAAACAAAATCAAGCGTAAAAGTGCCTAAATTGGCTACAAACGCAAATTTCCAAACTGACGCTTGTGGATGGGATCCAAGTGGTACAACTACTTTGTCTCAAGCAGAGGTTGTAGTTGGTAAGATCAAAATTGAAGAGACAATCTGTCCTAAAGATTTTGAAGCTTATTTCTCTCAAGAAGCTTTAAAAGCTGGATCTACTTACGAAGATTTTGGATGGGCAGAGTTTCAAACTAAGTTCACAGAGCAAAAGAATAAGATGATCGCTAAGCAATTAGAAGTTGCGATCTGGCAAGGTAATACTCAAAGCACTAATCCTAACTTGTCAAACTTTGATGGTTTAATTAAGTTGATTGATGCTGGATCACCAGTTGACGCAAACGTATCTGGTTATGTATCTGGTGGCCCTATCGCAACAATTACTGCTGCTAACGTAGTAAGTATTTTAAACGCGGTTTACAAAGCTATCCCAGTAGAAATCATTGATGCAGAAGATTTAAAAGTGATGGTTGGTAACGATGTTTACAGATTAGCAGTTTTAGCTTATCAAGCATTAAATCTTTACAACTACAAAGTAGATGGTGATGCAAATCAAACTTTTGTGATCCCGGGTACAAATGTTGAATTAGTAGCAGTTAATGGTTTAAATGGTACTGGTGACATCTACGCAACAACTTTGTCTAACATCGCTATGGCGTTTGACTTAGAAGCAGAAGAGGAAAACTATATGATCTGGTACTCTAAAGACAACAATGAAGTAAGATACAGAGTAGCTTTCAAATTAGGTGTGAATGTAGCTTACACAACATTATGTGTTAAGTTCAAGTCAGCAATCTAATTTTATAAATAACCAAAGAAAGGCGGTGCAATAAACGCCGCCTTTTTTTTAAACTTTTTTATTATGCCATGTGCAATCACTAGCGGTTTCGTAATCGACTGCCGCGAAAATATCGGAGGCTTACAAGCCGTATTTTTAGCCGAGTTCGGAAATATTTCTGGCGTTACAGAAGTGAGCGGTTTAGTTACCGGCATCACTAAAGTAGCTGGCAAAAGATTCTATAAGTTTGAGGTGCCAAGAGCAACCGCAAATACAAGTTCAAATGCAACTGCATCCGAAGAGAATGGATCAGTATTCTATACCCATCAAGTAGTATTCCCTTTAAACAAGAGAGACTCTACAACTGCAAACATTGTGAGAACATTAGCTAAAAATAAGCTAGTTGCAGTTACTTTAGATATGGATGGAGTTTATAGAATGTACGGACAAGCAAATGGCCTTTACTTAGCATCTACTGAAAGTGGATCTGGTACTGCTGCCGGCGATCGTAACGGATACAACATCACATTGACTGGTGTTGAAAAAGATGATTTTTTACAAGTGTCCAATGCAGTAGGATTGGCTCTTGAGACTGCTGGGTAATTTTACCATAGTAGTACTTAATTATGCCCTACCTACTTTGTGTGGGTAGGGCATTTTAATTTTTATAACATGTTGCATATATACAAAGGCATTGACAATAATTTAATATTTACCGGCTTAGAATTGGCAACAATTTCCAACCCGAAATACTTGTTTATTTTCACAAGTGCGACAGAAAATTGTGTTACATTTGTAGGAACTAATATAAGCACAGATGCAAGATACCAGAAGGTACTTGTTTTAAAGTCTGTGTTTGATTGCAAAGAGAGTGGCACTTGGAGGTATAAGATAAGAGAGCAAGCAAGCGCAACTAACACTAAAGAGAGTTTGAGCGGTGCGATAGTAGAAGAGGGATTTATGTATTTACATGACGAAACCGATTGTCCTCAACCAGAGTACAACGAGCAAGATAACGAATTTAAAACTTATACAAGTGAGCAATAAATATCAATTAATAAACATTCAGTTTGATCAAGCGCAGCAGCCTAGATTTGAAGAGAAAAAAGGCAAAAATTATGTTGAGTTTGGTGCAAAAAACAATTACCCAAACTACTTAATTGAGTTGTATGGTGAGTCACCTAAGCACGGAGCAATTGTAAAAGGCAAAGTCAATTATATATTTGGCAAAGGCTTTGAGGGTGTTGAGCAGAAAGCTAATTCTCAAGGTGAGACTTGGAATCAAATCATGAAGCGCTCAATCTTAGATGATGAGTTGCAAGGTGGCTATTACTTACAAATCATTTACAATGCTTTGGGTAAGATCAAAGATGTATTTCACATTGAGTTTCAAAAAGTAAGAGTAAGCAAAGACTTACAAACATTCTATGTTAAGAATGACTGGACTGCTAGCGACTTTAAAGAGAAAGCTAGAGAGTACCCAGCATTCAATCCAAACGATCCTAGTGGGCCTCAAATATTCTTTGTAAAGCAATACAACCCTAAAAGCGATGTATATCCTTTACCTAGTTATTTCCAAGGCTTAAACTATATTGAGAGTGACATCCAAGTAAGCAGACACATTTTAGGCAATGCAAAGCACAACTTTGTAGCTACTAAATTGATAAACTTTAATAACGGCCTACCTCAAGAAGAGGAGCAAGAAATGGTTGAGACAGACTTGAAACGTAAGTTTGCAAACCATGACGGCGATCGTGTGGTGATTGCATTTAACCCATCTAGAGAGAATGCAGTTGACATTGTGAACTTAGGTGAGACAAGCTTAACAAAAGAAGATTTTACGAATGTCAATAATTTGATCATGCAAGAGATTTTTTCTTGTCATCAAGTTACAAGTCCAATGTTATTTGGTATCAAGACAGAGGGCCAATTAGGTGGCAGAAGCGAGATCCGCGATGCTTACCAGATATTCCAAAATACTTATGTAAATGAGCGCCAGCAAGAGCATGAGCAAACATTTACTAAATTGATGAATTTAGCCGGCATAGATGGCGAGTTTAAGATCGTACCAGTTGAGCCGTTAAGCTTTGAATTTAGCGAGGCAGTGATGTCAGCTAACATGACAAGAGATGAGATCCGTGAGAAATTAGGATTGCAAAGTTCGGTTGTAACAGATGCTAGCGGTGTAACTACACAACCAGTACAAGCAAACGCAACTTTGACTAACTTAAGCGGACGCCAGCATCAAAATGTGATGCGCATTGTGCGTCAATTTGGATCTGGTAAGATCAACAAAGCACAAGCATCTTTAATGCTTAAAAATGGCTTTGGCTTTACAGATGCAGATGTTGACACTTTCTTAGGCATTGATGATGATCCGTCAACAGAGCAAGCTTTTGCATCTATGCAAGATGATTTGCTAGTGAATGAGTTTGCAGCATGTGGTGACAATGTAGAAGATTTTGAGGTGGTAGAAACGCATGACGCTAAAGGTTATGAGCAATTTGCAGATGAGGAAATTAATGTACTTAAAGCAAATGTGCTAGATTTAATTAGCAAAGACAAGCGTGTGACACCAGAGGTGATGGCTAAGGTCTTAAATAAAAGTGTTGAGCAAATAGATAATGCGCTTGAGGCACTAAAGCTTGAGGGGTACTTAGTCCAGACTGGAATGGAAATAAGTATTTTAGCCCCTAATTACACACCAGTAGTGAGAAAATTGACTCAGCCTTTAAGTAAAATTCCGGGCGGTGACAAGACAACTAAGACCGAGGTGTTGCTTAGATATACTTACTCTGGGCCAGAGGATAGTAAAAATAGACCATTTTGCGCAAGAATGTTGCAACTGGCTAAGACTAAACTTTGGAGCCGTAGCGACATAGAGAATATCAGTGAGCGTTTAGGTTATTCAGTTTGGGATCGTAGAGGCGGATGGTTTACAGAGCCAAATGGCAACCATAGACCATATTGCAGACATAGATGGCAAGTTAAAATAGTAACTAGAAAAAAATAAGAAATGAGTTTAAACATACTTTTTATAACAGAAACGCTTGTCAAAAGTCGCACCGCTATAAGTGACGCGATTGATGGAAAGCAAATCTTGCCAGTGATCAAGCTTGCTCAAGATAAGTTTATATTGCCGGCTTTAGGATCTGGCCTCTATAATCGCTTACAAGAGGGCATTGATATTGGCAATTTAAGCCAAGACGAAAAAAACTTGCTTGATAATTACATCACAGATACTTTGTTATGGTTTACAATTGGCGAGATGGTGATCAGCACCAGCTTTCAATTTTTTAGTAAAGGCGTTTTGCAGAAAGGTGCAGAAGAGAGCAACACTCCATCTAAGGGCCAGCTTGAGTTATTAGAGCGCAAGTACATGAGCAATGGCGAATTTTACAAGCAAAGATTGATTGATTATTTAAGAGAGAATAGCACCATGTTTGAGCAATACTTACAATATGGCAACGGCTTTGATGCTATTGCACCACAAATACAAGCTTACACATCGCCTATATTTTTAGGCAGAAGAGGTACTACACGCAAAGTTAGCAATCTTGATTTGCCTTATAATTTTAACAATCCTTATGAAGATACGCAGTTATAAACGCGAGTTTGTTGAGCGAGTAAAAATGAAATTTAATGACATACAATCAAGTAATAACGGAACTAAAAGCAATACTGGCAACGCATGCGATGATAAAAAGCATAAAGAATGCAACGCCAAGAGAGTGGCTATTCGCAGATAGTCAGCCAGTATTTCCTATTGCTTGCGTAGCAATTAACAACGGATCTTTAAACGTAGGCCGTGAGCAAGTGTATAATATCACTTTATGGTTTTTAGATAAGGCCGGAGTTGAGGGTGAATTTGAGCAAGATGTAACTAGCGATCAGTTGCAAATATGCGCTGACATCATAAGCAAGTTAAGGAATGGCGCAAACAATTGGCAGATTGATGACAATATAACATATAATTTAATACTAGATAAGTTTGAGGACTATTTGAGCGGTGTTGAGGTAAGCTTTAACATGATCACTTATTCCGATTTCGATGCTTGTGACATACCATTAAACCCATAATAAAAATGAGTTGTAATTCTACAAGCGCTGATTTAAGACCAGCGCAATACAATGTAAAGATTTGGCGCAATGATAGCTGGGCGCAGACCTTTGCTTTATTAGCAGACACTACGCCTATTGACTTGAGCGGTTGCACTATTTTAATACAAGTAAGGCCAACACCAGCAAGTAGCGTGGTGGCTTTAACTTTATCTACTGGTAATAGTAGCATAAGCATAGGAGGTATTAATCGCAATCAAATTACTTTAAACAAAATTGTAGATGTAGCTGCTGGCACTTATGTCTATGATATGAATGTGACATTCCCTAGCGGAGAGGTCAAGACATATCTTTGGGGTAATTTTATTGTAACTGAGGACATATCTAAAGTATAAAAAAATGGAAATAATAAATGTAACGGACGAGATCATTGAAATAAATGTCACTGAGGCGGTTGTTAATGTAGTAACCCAGAATGGTGCTTATCCATTGCCAAGCAATGTTTTTAGCGTATTTGGTAGGGTGGGCAATGTTGTAGGGCAAGCTGGTGACTACACAACTAGCATAGTGGGTGAGGGTACAAACCTTTATTATACTCAAGCAAGATTTAATACTGCTTTTGGAAATAAGACAACAACTGATCTAGCTGAGGGAACGAATCTTTATTACACAGACGCTAGATCAAGAGCGGCAATTAGTGAGAATATAACTGGACTTGAGTACTCAAGCGCAAGTGGTATCTTTAGTCTTGCAAATGGCTATCTTATCCCAACACAAGCAATGCTAGACGCAAAGCAAGACGATCTTAATGGCACCGGCATAGTTAAATCAACTGCTGGCACCATCTCTTATTTAACAGATAATACTGCAAACTGGGATGCTGCATATAATGACAAAATCAATAGTGCATCTGTTAGTGGTACAACAACAAAAGTTTTAACTTTAAACCAGCAAGATGGCGGCACAATTACTGCAAGCTGGACAGATGACAATACAGATGCAGTGACGAGTGTTTTTGGTAGAACTGGTGCAGTCATTGCAGCAAATGGTGATTACACTACAAGTCAAGTGACAGAAGGATCAAATCTTTATTTTACAAATGCAAGGGTGCATAGTGCTATAAGTGGCACGGCTCCAATTAGTGAGGTTAGTGGAGTTGTAAGCATAAGCCAAGCCGGAGCCAGCACAAATGGTTTTTTAAGCAGCACAGATTGGAATACATTTAACGGCAAAGAAAACTTTTTAGCTAGCGGCACAACGGCGCAATATTACAGAGGTGACAAGACATTCCAGACTCTAGATACTTTAGCAGTACCAGAGAATACAAATCTTTATTATACTCAAGCAAGATTTGACACTGCTTTTGGAAATAAAAGCACAACCAATTTAACAGAAGGCACAAATCTTTATTACACAGATGCAAGAGCAAGAGCGGCAATTACTGGCACGGCTCCAATAGATGTAAGCGGTGGTGTAGTAAGCATAAGCCAAGCTAGTGGTGCAAGCAATGGTTATTTAAGCAGCACAGATTGGACTACGTTTAATAACAAGCAAGCAGCTTTAAATGGCACTGGATTTGTTAAAATATCTGGCACCACAATAAGCTATGACAACAATACTTACTTAACAACTATTAGCGGCATAGCTGCTGGTGGTGAGTTGAGTGGTACTTATGCAAATCCTACTTTAGTAAATAGCGCGGTGACTGGCAAGGTTTTAACCGGACTTAATTTAACCGGTGGCGGAACTATTGCTGATACTGATAGCATCTTAGGTGCATTTGGCAAAGTACAAAATCAAATTAGTGCTTTGGTTGGTGGCGTTATGTACGAGGGTACTTGGAATGCATCAACAAACACACCTACTATTACAAGTAGCGTAGGATCTAAAGGTGACTATTATATAGTTTCAACTGCTGGATCAACAAACATAAACGGCATCACAAGTTGGAATATAGGTGACTGGATCATATTTAATGGCAGCACTTGGGATAAGGTAGATAACACAGACGCAGTAAGTTCGGTTAACGGATATACTGGTGCAGTTAGTTTAGTAACTAGCGATGTGCCAGAGAGCGGCAGTTTATACTTTACAAATGCTAGAGCGATAGGATCAACTTTAACTGGTTATACAAGTGGATCTGGTGTAGTAGCTGCAACAGATACAATCTTACAAGCTATCCAAAAGCTTAACGGCAACGTGAGCGGTTTGGTTACTGGTGTGAGTTCGGTGTTTGGACGCACTGGTGCAGTAAGTGCAACCAGTGGTGATTACAATACAAGTCAAGTAACAGAGAATACAAATCTTTATTATACAGAGGCAAGAGTTTCTGCAAATACAGACGTAGCTGCAAACACTGCTGCAAGGCACGCGGCGGTTACAATAGGCACTGCAAATGGTTTAAGCTTAAGCACGCAAGCTTTAAGTTTAGGACTTGCTAGCGGATCTGCAACTGGTGCTTTAAGCAGTACGGACTGGAATACATTTAATAATAAGTTAAGCACGGCTACGGCTGCGTCTACTTATGTACCTTATACCGGTGCAACTGCAAATGTAAACTTAGGCACAAATAGTTTAACTGCGGGAGTTGGTAGCTTTGCATCAAGTGGCGGTGGTGATACATTTACTATTAACCATTCAAGCGGTAGCGGCATAGCTTTAAACATAACCAAAGGTGGAAATGGCGAAGGTCTTTATATAAACAAAACAAGTGGTAGTGGTAACGCTGCAACTATTATAGGTACATTAAACGCAACTACTTTAGTTAAGAGCGGAGGTACCTCAAGTCAATTTTTAAAAGCTGACGGATCGGTGGACTCAAGCACTTACTTAACTACAAGCGCAGCATCAAGCACTTACCTACCTTTAGCGGGTGGTACGCTTACTGGTGCTTTAAGTGGTACAAGTGCTACGTTTAGTGGTAAGGTTGGAATAGGAGCAACTCCTTATACAAGTACAACTGCTATAATTAGAGCAGTAAGTGCTACTTCTACAAACTATGCTCTTATTATTGAAGACAATGCGAGTAATCAATTATTTGAAATTAAAAATAATGGTGCTGCTACATTCTCAACTAGTATTAGCACTGGTACTTTAAGTCTTAGTGGTGGAACAATGCAAAGTAGTGGTGATTATTATATAGGCACGAATAATGCAAACTTTATTCAGTTCTATACAAGCAATCAAAATAGAATGATAATCACAAGCAATGGTGAAGTTGGTATTGGGGTTACACCTACAACTGGAAATAGATTTTGGGTAAAAGGAAGTGATTCATCATTTGGCAATACATCCTTAATTACTCAAAATGCTGGAGGAACTATTACGTTTTTAGTTAGAAATGATGGCGCTGCTCAATTTGCAAGTAGCGATACTAATGGTTGGTATGCTGGGTTTTCAAATTCTTCTACAAACTTTGCATATATGGGTGCTACTGCTCAATTTGCAAATAGTGGTGGAACTGCAACTGATTTTGGTATTAGGTCTGCAAATGCAATGGCATTTTATACAAGTGGTGGAAACGAACGAATTAGAATCACATTGGGGGGTTATTTAAAAGCAAGTAATACTGGGACTTACGCAAGTTCAGGTGGCTCAATGCATGAATTAAGAAGCAATAGTTCACAAACTCTTTTAGCTACTAATGCAAACAATGTATCTGGTGATTTATTATTTAACTGCAAATTAGGAGCAAATGCAGATAATACATCATCTTACTATATGGTAGGAGAAACTGGTGGTGCTAATAGAATTTTAATATTTGGAAATGGTAATATACAAAATACTAATAATAGTTATGGAGCAATTTCGGACATTAAATTAAAAGAAAATATTACCGATGCAACACCTAAGCTACAAGATTTGTTAAAAGTTAAGATTAAGAATTACAATTTTATTGGTGATGATAAAAAACAAATTGGAGTAGTTGCACAAGAATTAGAGGAAATATTCCCAGCACTTGTTAGTGAAAGTCCAGACTTTGAAACTGATCAAGAAACTGGCGAAAGGATTGACTTAGGTACTACAACAAAATCGGTTAAATATTCAGTATTTGTACCAATGCTTATAAAAGCTATCCAAGAGCAACAAGCGCAAATAGAGGAATTAAAAGCAAAAATACTATCTTTGTAAAAATTAAAAATTATGTTAACATTAAACGAGCAACACTTAACAGACTTAAAGGCCTTTATTAACAAGATCCCAACTGAGTTCGGATTGCCTTTATTAACTTTTTTCGGCCAGCTTGAGCAAGAGCAAAAGCCAGCAGAAGAGATTAAAACAGAAGATTAAATGACACAAGATAGCAGCCAAGCCTTAATCAATACCGGCGTCTCAATGACCGCCGCGACATTGTCAGTAACACAAGCGCAACCATTTGTGACTCTAGTGGCCGGTTTGGTTGCTATCATCTCTGGTTTTATGGCAATAAGGTATTACTACAATGCCACAAAAAAGATCAACAAAGATGAAATTTCTTAATAGCATTTACGGATCATGGCTTAAGATGGTCTTGACGGCGATCCTTACCATGATTATAACTAAAGGCAACATCTACGAGGTGACACTTGAAGAGTGCATAAGTGCTGCCGTGATCTCTATTTTGCCTATTATTCTTAACTGGTTAAATCCACACGATCCGCGCTATGGCAACAAAAGCTAAAATTTTTATTGTTTACTTAATTATCCTTTTAGGCATTTTAATACTAGGTTGCAATCCGATCCGCAAGGCAGAGCGCTTAGTGCTTAACAACCGCGAGGCAAGTGATCGCGTCTTTAACACCTTGGCCCTAGATCATCCATGCGCCAATGACACTATAATCTTGACCTTAAGCGACACTACAATTTTACAAGACACAATCTTTGACTACAAGCGAGACACAATAAACAATGTTGTGACATTAACTGAGCAAGGCAAGACTATCGTCAAGACTATCAAAGTCAAAGACATTAAAACGGCTTATGTGCAAGACATGCGCATGATAGGCATTCTTGCCGATTCTGTGCGATTCTACAAAGTTTTATATCAAGCCGAGCATAAGTATAAGAAACAAGCAGAAAGCCGCTTATTTTGGCTTATAATCATCATAGCAGCTATATTCATTTTAAAGCGATATTTATGGTCATTTCTCAACATGTTACGCTAGGCGAGTTAATTAGATCCGAAACTGCAAAACGCCTAGGCATATCCAATATGCCAACAACAGAGCATATTGAAAATCTAAAGGCTATCTGTGAGCATATCTTTGAGCCGATCCGTGCAGAGTTTAGAGTGCCAATTTACATATCTAGTGGGTACAGATCCAAAGATTTGAATAAGGCGATTAAAGGCAGCGCTACCTCACAACATTGCAAAGGTGAAGCGCTTGACCTAGATGTTGATGGCCATAGTCATGATATTACCAATAAACAAATCTTTGATTTTATTGTGGCCAAGCTACCATTTGATCAAGTCATCAATGAGTTTGACTATGCATGGATTCATGTAAGCTATAAAAAAAACGGCCCTCAAAGAAAACAAATCTTGAGAGCCGTTAAGAATAATAGTGGGGGAACTATTTACTTATAGTGTGTAGGATCGTGGCGTGATTCCTTTTTAAATGCCTTGCAATTTCAGTAGGTGAATAACCTTCAAAGTATGCTTGCTTTATATAAGCATCGCGTGTGTCAACAATTTCTTGCAATCTGCGTGCTTGTGCAACATATTCAAATGTGATGTTATTTTCCTCGCAGTATTTTGCACTCCATTCTATTAGAGGTGTTTTAGGTCTTGGCTTGCGCTTGACAAATTTTTCTACATGTATGATTTTTTCTACTACTACTGGTTGCAATCTAGGCTCAAGCATTGCCTCAATACGCTTTAATGCATGATCATTGCAACCAGTGTATAATTTAATGTAATTAAGAATTTCCTTCATTGTTGATTTTTACCTCGTTAAACAATCCAAGCAATTCGCTTGCTCCTACCCAGCTTTTAAAAGCGTTAAAACTATCCTCGTCATTTTGTAAAAGGTGTGTAACCTTGCCTACCAGATCAATTTTCTCTATGATCGTAAGGTCTTGCCATTGTTGGTGATTTGCCATGGTTATTGGTTTTGATTATTATTTAATATTTTTTCATCATTCGCCTCGTCATCTTCATCCTCCCAGTCGCAATGATCGCGACACTCTGGACAAATGTCAATTTCGGGCATACGGCTATAAGCGCCGCAACAAGTAGAATAAGCCATGATTAAAAGTTTTTGATTTTAGATAATAAATTTGCAGTTAAAAAAATAGTAATTGCTAAAGGAATTGACACAACTATAAAATATGTCAGTTCGTAAATAAATACTAAATAATTTCTCATAAGTTTTGCATTATGGCGGTTACTAAAAAAGCTACGCATACAATGATAAATGCATACATTGGCTTGATTGACTCTTGAGCATAGCGCTCGTTTGCTTTTTGTTGTGGACTTTTTAACTTGTTCATGTTATTGGTTTTGGTTTATAAATATTTAGCAGAAATTCTTGCGTGTCTTTGTAATATACCTTCTAATTTATCTAAGCCAACAACTTGACTAGATTCAAATACTTTCCAATTTTGATATGGAAAACAATTTTGATGTCTATTAAGCATTTCAATAGCATCGTCATAATTTAAGCCATCTGTATGAATTGCGCCATTTTCAATTAAAGCGTATTGCTTAATATCAACATTTGGTATCTTAAACCAATCTTGACTAGTTAACCAATTTTGATAAGACACTGGTGTGCTTAAAAATTGTTGGCCTTTGTACTTACCAAATTTTAATGTAAAATTTTTCATGTGGTGTTTGTTTTAATAAATCAAAGCTAAAACAAACTAATTAAATAAAAAAATATTTTTAATATATTTTTTTAAAATGGCTTAAAGTAAAGTCTTTTTTATTCTGCACCATGCCAAAAATGCGCTCTTCTATGCCACCACTGGTGAATATCCAAAAAACACGCGAAGCGGTTTTTCTGTCTTTTGTCTGCATTCTGGCTCTTGATTGCCAATAACTTACGGCGCTAAAGTCAATATTGTACATGATAAGCGCCTCTGCGCTGCTTAGATTTATGCCCTCACGGCCCGACTGGATCTGTGAAATAAACACTGCGTCACCATCTGCCTCATTAAAGGCCATTGGATCCTCTATTATACGGCCAGCAAAGGTGTATCTTAACTGCATGCCCTCTGCTATGTACTTGTAAAATATAGCTATCTTCTGGCCTTTAAATCGCTCTTTGATAAATGTAGCTTTTGTGTCATCAAAGATCACTGCATTGCCATCCTCTGTCTTGACTGATCCGCTACAAATTTGATGGATCTTTTGCATCTCTTTGACCGCCGTATCTGCAAGCACTACTTGTCCATCTTTAGTCTTGAACAATTTATCTTTTTTAATCTTGTCAACTGCCCACTTAACCTTATCACTCATCTTTACATATAAGATCGTCTCTTGCACTAAAGACTCAAAGCCAGCCTCTTCTTGCGTATAAGTCAACATTAAATGCTGGATGTCCGACTGGATGCGCTCTTGCTTGACTTTGCTATAATCTGCCAATTCTCTGTTATAAACATATTTTTTAGCTGGTATGCCATACTCTTTGTGCCATTTGTAAAAGTTTTTAAAGTCTTTATATGGACTAAAACTACTAACCCAGAATTGATGATAAAACTGGGCATAAGTTTCTGGACTAGGTGTGCCGCTTAAATACACAACTGGTTTTCCTATGCAAATCACACTAAGTGATTTTGTGCGCTCCGATGGTATTGGGTATTGGCCCAGTGAATGTGCCTCATCAATAATGATAAAATCATAATTAATCGGTGCTTTATGCACGCTCTCATAGTTTATGACATTTAAATCATATAAACAATTTGACTGCTTGAAGTCATCCTCTATGCTTGAGATTGCTTTCTTTTTAGTGACAAATAATACTTTCTTTGCACCATATAAACTAGCAATGTGCAAGCTAGTGATCGTTTTACCAGTGCGCACTTGCATCGCCAAATAAACAAGCTTAAATTCTTTTAAAATGTCAATTGCTTGCTCCGCTATGTCTAGTTGGTAGTCTCTAAGTTGCATAAAATATAAGTCAAAAAGTCAAGTAATTGCATTACTTTAATCCAATGTGTGTCAAGTTGTAGCTTTACTTTATGTAAAAGATAAGGCCGGCAATTCCCGTAATTACTATCATGTTATTTATGAGTGTTATTTTTGCCGGCCTTTTGCCTAATCATATTTAATTGGTCAAAGGCAATCCAATTCTATATTAAGCCGTCTTGTAACGGCTCATCTTCTTTTTGATCCACTCGTCTGTAACCCTCTTTCCAAAGGATGCGTGTAAGCATCACAGAATTTTTGACGATAGTAGCCTCGGAATTGCGAGGATAAAGCAAATGCAATACCTCATGAATTAATATTTCTAGATGTTTTTTGCCTTTTAATCGTTCGTCAATTTCTATAACACCATCACTACTGGCGAGGCCATGTGCTTGCTCTCTGCCAAGTTTGCGATATATGATTTTGATCTTAAGCATCTTTTTTTAATTCTATTTCATCAAGACGATCTATTTGATCACTAGGCGTAAAAATGATTTGCCCTCCGCGTACCTTTGCAAGATAGCGTCTTATTTCTTGCTCAATGCCATGCACCTCTGCCAGCTTATTAGTTAGCCATGTCTCTTGCTCGGATAGTTTCATTTTATTAAATAACTTTGGTAGTCTCATATTCAAATTGTATTAGTAGATCAATATAATGCTTTGCCTTTTTTAAATCTTCAATGCCGTTTTTATTCCTATGCCTTATCACATACTTGATAATGTTGCCCTCAATAAAAGGTATGTTGTTAGCATGGATAAATTCAGTTGGCTGGATTTTGCAATCCTTATAATGCGATCCGCCTACTTGTCCGTCTTTCGGTGAAATTTCCCACATGTCTTGCATTTATAAATTATTTTAATTGTGCCGCTTGCTAAAATTTGTCTGCTATGTTTTTGTATATCATCCGATCCACACTCTGGACATGTGCCTTTATACTCGCCAAAGATAACACCATAGTGCGTCTTGGCATCTATGTGATTGTTTAAAAGCTTGTGTACTTTCTCAAGCAACACAACATCCATCTTGCAATATCTTACCATCTTAGCTAGTGCGACCTTATCATTTTTTAATGCGATGTCTTTCCATAAATCAAATTCAGTCTTGATCTTTTGCCCAATACCTAAATATTGCGCAATGTAGTTTAGCTTGTTGCTATTAAATTTGAATTTGCTCCTAGCTACTTTTAAAGTATCAATCGTTGTGTATTTTGGAAACATGTCAATGCCATGAAATAAACATCTAGTGCGTACCCATGCAAGATCAAATTTATCACCATTATGTCCAATGATCTCATCTGCCGTGTTAAGCACTTTGATAAAATCATTGAGCATCTTTTTATCATTCTGCTTGCTATCCCAAGTCAAAGCATGTGTCTCTTTCTCATCTTCCCACTTATAGCAAATGCAAATAATTGCACGCTCTTTGATAATATTTTGTGGGCCGATGTTAAGTTTAAAGCCACTCTGCCAAAAGAAACCGATGTTTGCACTGGTCTCAATGTCAAAGTATAATCGTTTTCTTTTGGTAGTCATGGCGTAAAGTTATTACTTTTTATGAGAAAGTTGATAACTAAATTCTTTTGGCTTATCCCCTTCATGCTCGGCGTGCCATAATTGCTGGACGGCTTGGAATAGTGACCATTGCTTTGAGGTGTCAAATTCGCTGACCATCTGCCATCCTTTGCCTTGCACATCACCTTTCTTTCCGGCAGTCCTAGTCTTAGCATTTAGCCATAAAATAGCTACGCCGTCAATGTCTGGCATGTTAGATCCATGCAATACACTTGCATCATACAATTGGCGATACGCTGCCAACTGCAACCAGTATGAATTGTAAATGCCGTTACTTGTCTTAATGTCAAGCACATAAGTTTTGCCGTCAATAGTGCAGACGCGATCAATAGTGCCAGCAAAGCCAAGGCCACTGCTGATAAATGTTTGCTCAATTAGATGATGCTCTGGCTTATGCGTTACACTAAATTCAACATATCGCTCAAACATTGACCATTCCTCAAGTGAGTATCTAGGCTTGCCATATTCATCAAGCAAAGTACATTCAATGCCATTATCATAGTCCTCTGTCAATTGATGCACACTAGATCCGCGCTTACCAGCAGCATCACGGATCTCATCCGCCTTGCTGCCTACCTCTTTCATCCACATGATAAGTTGTGCTGGCTTTGGGTATGCCTCAAGCAAGGTAGTGGCACTCGGGAAATAGTTGCCGTTCTCGTCTGTGTAGAATCGGCCGTCTTTAAATGTTAGCTGGTTGGATGTTTGGTTTTTTATTAGCATATTATTTCTTTTATGGTGATCTCATCTGTTTTTTCTCTGCCGCCGTTTGCAGCTATTTGCTGGGCCACCTCTTCGGCTTTCTCTAAGGTGTCAAACCCTTGTATAAACTTGCCGTCAATACGAATAAAGTATCGCGTCTCATTGTGTAGCAAGTTTGTTTCGCTAGTTATTTTTACTACTGGCATAAAATATATTTATTGGTTTAAAAAAGTGCAGCTTTTTGTACGGAAGCTGCAAACCGCTAACCAATAATCACCAACTAAAAAGGCGTTTCATCTTCATCTAAAACAAGATTATTATTATTTGCGTCTGCAAAAAGTTTAAATGCCATTTGCTCTAGGAATTGCATCATGTCGGAATCATCCCACTGCTCTTTGCCTTTAACCTTAATCTTGACCATTTGAGGCAATCCATTTGGATCCTCTCTAGTGTAAGCTGGTGCAATTTTCTCGCCATCTTGATACAAAGTTACACCAGTGATGATCTTTGTAGCGTCAAGTTTGTCCTTCATTGCCCATGGCATAAAGCGTACATCTTTAGATGTGTCTAGATTTGGCAATGCTTTTAAAAAGCTTGATGCATAGC